TGTATACAAGATGAGGTACTAGCTCAATTGGTGAGCTACCCCTACTCTACAGTGACAGCCCGATTCAAAGCCCTGATTGACAAAGGGTATGTCATTGACACTGGGCTGACCCGCCCTGGTAAGTCAGGCAGAAACCAGCGGGTTCTCATCATCAAGGAGTTTCACAATGCCTAAGTTAACCTCGGACACCATGCTGTCCTGCTCACAACTGCCCAGCCTGTTTGGTGTCAGTCCTTACTCCAGCCCCAACGATGTCCTGATGTTCTGCATCAAGTCTATTCTGGGTGAAGATGCCAGAACCCCCGCAGGTGAAGCAGCAGACTGGGGCAATGCACTTGAGCCAGCCATCATTGCTGAGATGGCAAAGCGCCTGGGCATCAGCCGATATGAGATGCCAGACAAGGCATTCACCCATGTCCAGCTACCACTTGCCGCCAGTGCAGATGCCATTGCTTTGATTGACAAGCCTATTGTGATTAACCATGACCCCAGCAAAGGGATCTATGTGGTGGATGGCGACAGCATTGAGTTGAATGGCAATGGTGTACTGGAGTCCAAGCTGACTCGTGGTCATCCAGAAGATGTCTTGCCTTTGTATCGTGGGCCAATCCAAGTCCAAGGCGTGATGATGTGTACTGGTCTGGACTGGGCAGCAATCGGTTGCCTATATTCAGGCGTGGAACTGCGGATCTTCCTGTTCAAGCCACACGCTGAAACCATGGCACAGATCGACAACTACGCCATTGACTTCCAAAACCGCCTGACCACCTTTGAAGAGACTGGTGAAGCTCAATATTACCCAGCCGCTGACAGCAAAGATGCCAACCGCATCTGGCCTAGCGCCAAAGAAGAAGAAGTCCAACTTGGCGCTGAAGCAGAGGATCTGGTAGCTGAAATCGTCATTGCCAAACAGAAGATCAAGGAATTAGAAGAGGACATTGACATGTGGGAAAAAGACTTGAAAGTGCTGATGAAAGACTATTCAACTGCCAAGGCTGGTGCATGGACGCTCAAGTGGCCTATGCGTCACTACAAAGCTGCGCCTGAGAAGATCACGCCAGCCAAAGAAGCCTACTCAATCCGTCAGTCAACCATCACCATCAAGGAAAACAAATGAAACAGATCGCATCAGCCCTGGTTAAAGCCCAACGTGCCTTTGGCCCTGCTCTCAAGACCAGCACCAACCCTCATTTCCGTAGCCGATACGCTGACCTGTCTGCCTGCGTTGAAGCCGTCATTGATGCGCTGAATGAGAACGGCATCTATTTACTGCAAAAAAATTACGACTGTAATGACGGCATCATGTGCGAGACAGTCTTTGTCCACGAGTCTGGTGAGATGCTGGAGTGCGGCATTGTCCACTTTCCTGCGGTCAAGCACGATCCACAGGGGTATGCCAGTGCCTTGACCTATGCTCGCAGGTACAGTTTGATGTCAGCCTGTGGCATTGCACCTGAAGACGATGATGGTAATGCTGGCTCACGCAAATTAGCGCCAGCAGCCAACCCATTGGACAAGATCAAGCCAGGTGCTGTCGTGCAAGTGGAGAGCGAGCAGACCATTACGGCTTTGTCAAATAATGAACCTGTTTACACCTTGTCTATTCCAGGCAAAGAACCACGCCTGTATGACACATCAGAATCTTATGTCAATGGGACGATTGAGTTGCGTGACAAGGTAGAGAAATCCGCACTTGCCAACCGCACAAAAATGACTAAGCTTCGGGAACTGCGTGAAGCAAACGATGACCAGATCAGCAAGATCAAGCCTGAGCATAAAGCCAAATTGCTTGGGGATTACCAACTGCGCTTGAAGCGATTGGGCGCACAACTGGAGGGAGATGCCGATGAATCCAACGGATTGGGAGATTCTTGATAAAGAGTACAGGGAATATTGCAAGCAGTGTCAAGCTACTGGCAAATCCCCTGTTGATTTTCACACCTGGCTGTTAGGCCAAGATTAAGCCATCAAGGTATCCAAGGCATGTTGAGTCCGTGCAATACGGTCTTCTATGCCATGGGTTCCTCCATTGATACGCTTGGTCAATGTGGTCATGTCATTGGCATCAGCGTATTGGTTCAGCTTGTTCTTATCCCAGAACCAGCCAGCCGACAAAGCAGCAAACTTGGGACTTGACACCTGATCTGGATCATCAACCAGGTCAGCGCCCAAGGCTTGCCCACATGCACGGTAGTTATCCTTGCCAGTCAATTGGATCAAGCCACGACCACGGTACTTGAAGCCCTCGCCAGAACCCTCGTCACCATTGCCCATGCGATCAGCATAGACCTTGTTGGCAATCTTCTCTGGGTTGCGGTGGTAAGGCTGGGCAGCGTCCAAAGATGGGAACCGCTTAGGCCAGACCTTGGTCAATCCTTCTGCTGAGTAGTTGAGGTTTTCTTTGAGCGCAGTAAAGCCAGCCGACTCGTGAGCGCACTGCCCCAAGAAACAAGCTTGTCTCTCAGGTGTGTTAATTTCAAAACGATCAAAAGTTTCATTGATTGCATCGATCCATTCCTCTGCCTTTGCAGGCGTTAATTTAAGAGCTTGTGCCAGTTCTTCTGAGGTCATCTGTCTTTCCTTTCTTTTCTAGATGAATTTCCATGTCAACACAAATACCTTCAACGGTTGCATTGTTCCTTGTGTACTCAGCCTTCTTCTGGCTGACCTCTTGTAAACAGTTCTGTTCATCAAGGGTATAGTTCTCTGACTGAAAGAATCCACATTTACCTGCCATGCAAATGTACAAGACTGGAATGTAGATTATTGTTGTCATTGCTTACTGTTCAAGGTTTGGTAGGCTGCGTTGTAGGCATCGATGCAGGCGTTGAGCTGTCTGATTGCTTTGTCTCCATCGTCTGTGATGGCGATAAGAGTTTTAGCAATCTCTCTGTCAAGTTCGGCTGTTGCTTGAACGCTATCTCCGCTGGGAGTGGGGGCATCTGCGGTGGCTTGTAGGGTTGGGCAGGTGGCTTTGACAGGAATCCGCAGCTTGAGAGCGCCAGAGTCAATGTCAGCATTGCGCTTTTGAGATAAAGTTTTTGCATGTTGTTCAGCTTTTACCAGTTGATTCGCTTGATTTTGAACAGCAGATACAAGCGCCTGCTCCTTGACTCGTGCCTCTTCATTTAGCCTGGCAATCTCTAGTTGCTGCTTGCTAAACTCATCTGCACCGCCCTTCAGATAGCCGCCTGTACCTGCACCAAGAACAGCCAGGACGATACCTAGCAGCACCCATGGATTGAACAGGCTCATTCTTTAGCTTCCAGTCTAGGTTCGGGATCATTGTCAGTAGCCTCCGCTTTGGCTGTGGCAGTAGCAACAGCAGACACTGCCTTGCGTCCAGCCACACCACCCAGCACACCAGTACACAGCAACATGATATCGTTAATCATCTTTGTGTATACCTTGTCAATTGGAGCCATGCCAACCATGGGCTGAGTCACAAACGTCACGCTGTAGATGAAGCTGAAACACGATCCAAGCAGGATGATGGAGATCACAAAGATCACCCATGCCCACACACGAGCTTCAATCTCTTCTGGTGACAGACGGTTGTTTGGTTTGTATCCGATGATTGCCATTACTTGGACTCCTTTTCTGGCTTGGTAAGTTGTTCAGGGCATGTGCCTGTTGCTGTGCAAATAGGTGGCTTGCATTCAACAAGCTCCCAGTTCTTTGGATCTTGGCAAGGGTAACGGAATCTATCTTCCAGACATCCTGTCACCAGAAGCGCCATCAGAATCATTGCGGTCTTTGTCACGTTGTTTCCTTTCAACTTCTCGTCTTAACTTCTCAACCTTCTCAACCTGTTGCTTGACCTCATGCTTGGCTTCCAAGATGTCCAAATACAACATCGCTCCAATTGGAAGAAGCAAAGCAACCAGAACACAAGCAGCAATCCAGCCCATCAGCTCTTCCCCCAACGGCTTACGAGGCTGAACCACAGCCACAGGTACAGGAGGAATATAGTAGTTCCCGCCAGGTACGCTAGTTTTAGCTGGAAGTTTCTTTCTTCCTCCTGTCGTTGCCATACCTCTTGCCTCTTTTTAGCCTCTTGCTTTAGTCTCGCTTGCTCCTGTTCTTCTGTTATGACATCACGCATCTTGAACACATCTGAGTACAGCGCACCCATCTCAGGCGGTGACTGGTACACCATTGTTTCCCTGATCGTCACCTCCAAAGCAGCCATCTCTTGTTGAGCCATTACTCGTTTGAGTGCCGCCTCCATGTGGTTTTGATCTGGGTCATAAACAGTTCTGGACTTTTCTTCTTCTTCCCTGATGTGTGCAGCTAACTGCTCTTGAAGCTTGAAGAACTCAGTGAGGTTTTTGACAATGTCAACCTTGACCTGAGTCTCATCAACAGCAACATAAGCAGACTTCTTAGCCTTGGCAACAGGCTTTGCAACTTGAGGCTTTGGCTTGCTACCAAAGAACGCAAGGAACTGATTCCAGAATCCATGAACCTCTTTGCCAATAGCAACAACTTCATCAGCCGTCTTTTTGATCTCAACAAATGACTCTTTGGCTTGCTTGTATAAATCACACCCAGCTTGGATGTTTTTAACAAGGCCAGCCGCAAGCAGGCAGATGCTGATAGGGTCAATTTATAGCCCCAATACTTTTTTGACAAACTCGCCAGCAACACCAGGGCCAAACAAAACGCACAGCATCACACCATAAAGCAGATACTCAATCTTGGTCATGCGCCTGTCGCCCTCTCGCAAGGACTTGTCTATGCTCTCATATCGTTGAGCGCAGATGGCCTCATGCACAGCAAAGTTCTTTTCAAGATCACTCATTTGCAGGCCATCCTTGTGCGGTCACCACAGCAACTAAAGCAGGAACATCAGAACAAGCGTTGATGGCAGTCTCAAGCCGATTGGCTTCAGCAACCACAGCCGCCCTGTAGGTAACAGTAGCCGCAGGGATGGCGACATCACGCTCTGCCTTGCGAATCACCATCCAGTCAGTTTGAGCCAACAGTTTGCCAGCCGTGTCCTTAATTTGTGCAATCCAGTTATGTTTCAGACCACGCTGAATGTATGGCTCACCGTTTTCTGGTGTAACTGTGATGTCATCCAATTGCTTGGGATTGTCTACGCCCCAATAGAAGCGGTCATCGTATACCACTTGAGTGTCCGCCACCTCTGTGATGCCGACAGCATTCTTTTCCTCAATGGAAGTCAGGCGCAACCAGTTGGCTGGATAGCTTGTGCCATCAATGGTAAATGGTGTGTCGAGAGGGAGTGGTGAGCCGTTGAGTAAAAACATGGGTTACCTCGCTAAAGAGTTCTTGAAGGGGGTTTCGGCAAATGCCATGAAAATGTATGTACCGCCGCTGGCGTTACCTCCGCCATTGGTTCCACGCAACTTGAACCCATTGGAAAGAATATCCATTGGTCGTGTTCCAGTTGTGCTGAACTCAGCACCTGACAAATTTGCGTTCAATTCCAAGTTGGTTTCGTTGTAGGTATTCCGAGAGGTGTCGTACATTACCCAATCAGCAACAGCATCAGTGCGCTTGTACATAACAAATCGCGGCCTGAATCCGCAATACACAAAAGGCCCATCAGAACTTCCATTGCCTGTGTAATACCAAATCCTTGAGTAACCAGCTACTTCTGAAAAACAATATGCAACGTAGTTTTTACCAGATGCATTGATACCAGCAGAAGCATTGTTGAGTGGCAACAACGTGCTTGATATTCCATTAAATAGATTTGAATACACGGCTGAAGCGGCAGTTGTATTCAGCACCATATATTGTGAAACACCAAGTATCCAACTATAAACAACCCACACATCAACATCGTTACGGTTTTTCCAAATTACCAATGCAGGTGTAGCGCCAAGGCCATGACCACAAGTAGCGCCAGCAGAACCATTACCTGTGTATGTAACGATGCTGAATCCAACAGTAGGATTTGCGCTTACAGTTGATGTGATAGAGCCAGATGTGTTGGATGAGGATGAACCAGCACCCGCTTGCCATTGCCAGCCTACATAAGTTTGTCCTGAGCCATTTGTGCTTCCATTTGCAGTTGTATCTGTCCCAAGTGAAAAACCATTAGAATTAAATGAAAGCAATCCAGATGTGCCGCTACTTGTTGATTCAGCAACAGTTGAATCTGAATTAATTGTTTTTGTAACACCACGAACAGAATCAATTAATACATGACTGCTTATAGATGAGCGTCTTTTCATCCACACTAAATCGGGTTGCATAGATACGCCACTAACTGTGTTTGTTACAGTCAAATTAGCATTTGTACCTGTATACAGAGTAGCCGCCATGTAATTAGCACCATTGCTAATCGTAGGCGTAGGCAGGTTCTGCGTGTTCAGTGCTTTGAAGCTTGTGGGTGGTGTGTAGGTGAATGGGCGTTGGCCGAAGTTGGCTGCGCTTGCGTTGGTGTTGGATGCGTAGAAGAACGGCACATAGTTGCCAGCGGGGAAAGCAGACGAAATCACACCTTGCGAAGTGCCGTTCTTGTAGAACTGCAATGTCAGGTTCACAGGATCAACAGCCACGCCAATGATGTCGTTGGTTGTGAATGTCGCGCCGTAGGCTGTAGACGAGCCAGCCAAAGACTTATTGCCGCTGCTGTCGTAGGCATAGGTGTTGCCTGTGTCTAAATTCTTGATGCCGTACTGAAGCGTTCCTCCGCCGGTGATGGCTGTGCCTTCAAAGTAGGTAGCTACAACAATCGCTATTGTTCCAGTGACGTTGTTGCCAGACGCTGTGCCTGTCATTTTCAGGTTGCCGTCTGTCGGTACAACAACAGTCGTTGATGCTGGCTGCAGCGGATTCAGCACACAGTAATTTCCCCGACCATTACCACCATCAGCCCACATCGTCGGCACATCGAGCATGGAGTCGTAGGTAGCACCAGCAGTCACGCTGATGTTGTTGGGTGTCCAGTTGTTGCCGTTGCCAGAGTAGTCCTTGCCAATCGCAGCAGCAGTAGCGGCAGAGTTGTCGCTGAAGTTCAGATAGAAGCCGTTTGTGCCGTATGTTCCAGCGTACTTCTTAGGCTTCCATACACCAGTAGTTGTGTCTGTTTCACCAAACGATGATGGTGTCAGGGCTTGACCATCAATGAAGTTGATCTCAGTATGGTAGCCATCAAAATATGCTGGCACACCAAGCCATGTACCGATGTACTGTGCAACAGTATTGTTGAATGAGCCATCAAAGTTTTGGGATGGATATAAAGAAGAACTAAACGAAGTAATTTGCACTCCGTTTACATATATCTTCATCCTATTTGTGCTCGTCGCTTGCGTTGTATCCAGCACAACCATCAAGTGATACCAAGCGGATGGGTCGCGGAATACTTGGGTCGTGGTGAGATAAAAGGTATCAACGCCACCAACTTGCTGAAAAAATCTTAATTGGTCAGACGAATTAAATTCAACAACAGCGTTTGTATTTCCACCCGCTTCAGCTTGTATGACAATGTTGCGTGTGCCTAGTGTGCCTCGCTTTACCCAATCACTCCATGTCCAAGTTTTGCGGTTACCAGCACTCGCAGGAGTCCGATTCAAATAAGCAGACGCACTAGAACGCAGACGCACACTGCGGCTAATTTGATAGCCATCATCGCCAGCAGCAATTAGAGGAATTGAGTTAATTACACTCATTTCACATCTGCCATCAAACGTGCTGTGATGCGTGTTGTACTCTCAACGTAGTAGCAGAGAACATCAACAGCAGAAGCTGTGGTTGTCAATGTAGGTGCAGTACCTTGTGGAAACTTAAAGTAACTGCCATACGCCAATGTGCGTGAACCTGTGCCATCTTGCGCTATTCGGATAACACCAGATTGACCAGCAGTAAGGTTGGTTGGGTTAGCCAATGTACGGTTTCCACCCAGGGTAACGCTGAAGTTGTTTGCCACAGCAAAGTCTGGCGTGATAGTCGCACCATCAGTCAATGCAGATACAGCACCTCGCTGTGCTGCTGTAAAACTCTGTGCCGCATTGGTAACTGCTGTGTTTGCGTTATACGCCTGGACATTTGTACCAATCACCAAGCCAAGATTAGATCTGACCGTAGCCGCTGATGCAGTCAACTCTGACAAATTATTTGCTGTCAGCAAGTATGAAGCACCAGACACATAAGCAGCCACCCAAGCACTACCTGTGTACAGGCGCATCTCAGGTACTGTCGTGTTGTAGTACAAAGCGCCAGCAACAAGTGCATTGCCGTCATTGTCTACAGATGGATTGCTTGACTTTGATCCAAGGTAGCGATCATCAAAGCTGTCGTATGCCGCCAAGGTTGCATCTCGTGCGGCTTCTGCGGCAGTCTGTGCGCTACTTGCATTTGTTGCTGCTGTGCTGGCAGTGCTTGCACTGGTTGATGCTGAACTTGCAGAGCTTGAAGCAGAAGATGCAGATGTTGCTGCCGCTGATGCAGAAGCCGCTGCCGCTGCCGCACTTGATGCCGCTGATGCAGCATTGATAACCAAATCCCATTTGGCAACATCTGTATTGCTGGAGATTGGCGTAGTACCAGTTGATGTGTGCGCTGTATTACAACGATACACATTGCTGTTGCTGGAGTCTTTGACCAAGTCACGCACTAAGTATGCTGTACCTGATGCCCAATCTCCACGCCAGTTACCAATGTCTTCACCAACAGTAGGATTGCCCAGGCTGTCAAAAGCCAGTGTCTTACCAGCACGACTGGTCTTGCTTGGCAATACCATATTGATGTCGGTTGGATCAGTAACAGGAGCTTTCAGCCCACGCTCTGCTTTCTCATCAGTCTGCTGGCTGAAGATAACCAGGCTGTCAAACTCATCATTGAGTGAGTTGGCAAACAAGTCACCACCAGTCACAAAGTCTGTAGCTCGTGCAATTGCTCTGTCACCAACCAGTGTGATGTTATTTGCTGATGTTGCCGCAGTCACCAGAGTAACTGAACCAGTGCCATTGCTGTTGATCGTGACTGTGTAATCAGTTGTCAGTGTCAGCAATGTGCTGTCTTTGTAAACAGCAATGTCAGTATTAGCCAGAATCTCAAAGCTGAAGCTATATGGCCCAACTCCAGCAGAGCCAGTGTATACAACTCTACGAGTTACGTCAGAAATAGGGTACGCCATTATTTAGCTCCTTGTCCAAATTCTTTAAGTTTTTGCGCTTTGTCTGCAATGCGTTGCTTGATGTCTGCTCCATAGATGCTTTCTTCAATCAGCATCTTCTTGGAAATTTCAAATACATCAGAAAAAGATTTCTTCACAAGATCCTGATAAGCGATCAAGTCATTCTTATTGTTGTCTTTTTTGATCATCTCTATAGTTGCTTTAACCTGCTTCTCAAGTCCAAGTTTGTCATTGGCAATTCGCAACATCTCATTGTATTCTTCAGTAGTCAACTTGGTGCTTGTAGAAATGCCAGTAGTTTTGTCTTGCATACCAACTTGTCTAGATGGCATACTGATATTTGCATTGAGTTGGATAAGTGCCTGATCAACATCAGACATCTTTCCTTCTTTCATACGCAATGGTGACCATGTATATTCGTGAGGAACTGTTTCACCCCAAATGTTGAGCATGGGTGGAAGATTTTCAGACAAACCAGGTGTCTCAGACTTCCACTTGTTGACAGCTTCCATCAAACCTTTGATACCAGCAGGCAAGTTGGGATCTGCTTGGTAGTCTCTACGCAATGGATCAATCTTTTCTTTGGTGCTTGTCACCAGACCAGACAATGGTTCAATTGCTTTGATCGTAGTAGTTGTACCAATCTTGGCAATTCCATTCAGAATTTCAACCAAGTGCTGTCTGCTGTTTGGAACATTGCCACCAAGCAATGATGTGATATTGCTCACTCCAGTCAAGAATGGGTGTTCCAACATGTAGTTGGCTACACCAAAGACCAGACCGCCAGCCAACGCATTGACACGACCATCATCCTCTTCATATCGTGCATAGTCCACATAGTCAGCAGACATGCCCATCAAAGCACCAATAGGCTCCATGCCTTGATAACTCACATAAACTTTACCCGCATAGTCACCAGAACCAAATCTGACCATGCCTGGGAATTGAGAGAAGTCTTGACGCACATCTTCTGTGATGCCACTGACATCAAACACAAAGCTGTATGGTTGCCAGCCTTGACGCTCCATGGCTTGGCGTGTGCCTTTGTCGCCAGGGCCAGAACCTGTGATTGATCCATTGGTAGCCATCTGACTAAAGCCGTAAATAGCAGAGCTTCCCAGACCAACTTTGGTCATAGCCATGTCAGCATCTTTACCACCCTGCTTCATTGCCGCCCAGAATGAACTGGTAAATGGAGCAAATGGAGTTCTATTTACAACCTCGCCCATCACGTTGACAGGTGTGGCAATAAATGGCATCTGAGTACGCAACGCAAACCCAGTCGCACTATTTGGTGTCATGGCTGATTGCAGTTGACTAGCAGTGCCTTCAAGCTTTTGCGTGAATGTGCCAGTCTCTGCCAATCCAGTAATGTATTCTGGTGGCTCCAGCAAGAATTGATCAATTGCATTTGTCTTTGCTTTGAGTGCATCTGAAACAGAAGCGCCACCTTTTAATGCGTCATCAAATGTTTGAATGCCAAGACGAGTTGACTCAGCAGCCAATTCATAGGTGTAGTTGACACCCTTGAAAAACTCATCTGCTGTCATCAATGAGCGACCAGGGAATGTGGTCACATAATTAATTGCCTTGATACCAGTAGACAGCAATGAACCATCTGCTTTGTAGTTGAACAACTCTAAGCGTGACTGTTGTCTGGCAATCTTGGTTGGATCAGACCATCCTTTTGGAACACCATTGACAAACGCATGAGACATCAGTTCCCAGCCATTTCTAACGGCTGTAGTTGTTGATGCCAGCATAGTTGGCACTTCCAACAATTGGTATCTGTCATCACCGCCAAGGCCAATGCCTTGACGTAATGTTCCTACTCCTGAAGCAATGGCACGTTCAGTCATGCGCCATGGCAAGAACACAGTATTGCTCAAAGCATTTTTCAGATGTGTGCCAGGTCGAGACAAGATGCCATTCACATACACAGTGAACAACTTTTCCCAAGGATTACCTTGAGCCATGCTCTTAATGAGATCTGCTTTGCCCTGTGGAGTTTTGACATCCAAATAGGCTTGAGCAAACTTCACAATGTCTGTCTCATTGCCAAAGTTCTCAATGATGGTTGAAATGTCAACAGCACCATCACGAGGCATACGCATCACAGCTAAAGACTGGGCGACATTGGTCTGATAGCCTTTGACGCTTTGCTGAAGCAGATTGTGGAAGTGAATGGTCTGAGCCATTTCTGCCAACTGAGTTGGAGTAGCAGATCCGTCAGCAACCTTTGCAGCCAGTCCATCCAAATGTTTGGCACTGGCAACCATGGCATTCAATGCCTTGTAGGTATTCTCTGGGCTGACTTCAAGCTTGCCGCTTGTGATGTCATCAATAAACTTAGGGCCAATGCCTGCGCCTTCAGCGGCTGTACGCACATCATCAAATGTGATTGTCTGGGTCTTAATGCCAGACATCTTGTTCATGGTTTCAATGGTTGACTTGATGTCTTCCGTTGTCTCCATCTTTGGCAGATTGAATACTGTCTGTGGAGGTACTTCTGTGGCTGGATCTGTGACAGCACGGATCTTTTGCACTTCAGCACGCTGGCTGGTAAATGTCTCTGGCGTGATTGCTGGCTTTGCATTGGCTTGCACTTTGGCAGCAATCTTTGCCTCAGTCTTGCTGGCAGTTACACCAGCATTGATTGCGGCTTTGGTAGTGTCTTCCACCGCAGCGGCAGTAGCGGCTTGAGGTGTGATTGGAGCAACAGGAGGCTTGCGAATCTCAACATTCTTAAGCTTCTTCAGCACCTCACCAATTAGTTCACCACGACCACCAGCAACTTGAATACCTTCTTCAGATGGCATTGGAGCCGCAGGCATGTCAATAGCCTTTTCTGGCATAGGAGCATCAGCCAATTGTTCTCGTTGTTGTTCGTCAACGAGTCCTTGATTCATCTCATCAAGCTTGAGATCAAGTTGTTGGATCGCCATTATTTTGCTTCCTTAACCAATGACTTGGCTTTCTTGACAACGCTCTTGCCTACATCTTTTGCCGCCTGTGCGCCTGGTAATGCGTTGACCGCACCAACAACAGTCTCAATCCCAGCAGAAACATAGTCACCTTGCTCGGCAGATTTAATGCCTTCTTCAATTGCCAAAGCACCTTCCTCAGTGTACATTGGAAGCATTGCTGTGCCAACTATTGTTTTGAATCCAGGAAGATTTGCTAGAGCGTCTACAAGCCCCATATTTAATGGCAGATTACTGCTAGGGCCACCAATGAAAGATTGAGCATTTTGACGAGCTTTGTAGCGGTCTACACCAAGGCTTTCTAAAACTGATTGCAGTTTGTCAGCAGCTTGCTGGCGCATGGTTGGGTCAAAGGACTTCATCTCAGCCTTAACTTCGCCAGAAAAGGCAGACTCAGGCAATCCACGAGATCCAGCTTCAGCAACCAATACATCACCAGGCTGGCTAGTACCAGGCGCTTGAGCTGGTGCTTGCTCAACAATAGGATCAGGCGCTGGGTAGAACACGCTATCCCAGTCTTTGCGGAGTTCTCGCTCTAGACTCATAGGTTGTCCTTGTATTGTTTCTTGAAGCCATTGATGCGCTTTTTATCATCGTCAGTCAATCCTTGAATTGCTGATGGATCAACCTGATCAATAGGCAAATTAGGCTTCTTGGCTTTTGGATTCTTTTCAAAAATCTTGTTGTAGTTCTCTACAGCTTGGTTGCGGCTTTCAGCTTTGTCTTTGTAGATCTTGTCACCGTTGTATCTTTTGATTGCAGATTCCACAGCTTCATTTGAATTCTGATAGCGCAAAACACCATTTGCACCAGGAATCTTCTTATTCAATTCATCAGTGTAGATTTTTGTTAGATCAACTCTTTTTTGTAATTTGTCACTTGGATTTTGAACAAGGTCTGACAAAATTCCAGACTCACGATTAATCAGATCCAATGCCGCACGAGATTGAGTATCTACGGTTGATCTTGCAAGAGACTCAAACTCACTGCGACTCATCTTGCTTGCAAATGGAACAAGTTCATTTATAGAAGTAATCCGTCCATTTTTAATGTTGTCATAGAGTTGCATGGACAACATAGGATTTGGTTGTGCTTCTTTAGGCTTGAGCAAGTCTTGTGCTTGAGACAAAGTCATTTCATCAAACATTACCAGCTCATTGATGATTTGCTTCTTACGAGCACTGCTAGTACCAGACTGCAAAAACTCAATGGTCAAATTGTTGGCTGCTACTTTATTTGCAGCTTTTTGTTTTTCTTTTTCAATTCTGTTCAATGACTCAGAATCAGCAACAGCTTTGATCTGCTGGGTTCTGATCTTGATTTTGGTATCTTCATCAAGACCTTTGTAGATGCCAGTCAACTCACCAACATCACCCTTGTTCAACTTCTCAGCGGCAGCGCCAGCAGTAGGAGCAAACTTTGGATCAGACAGCTTTGCCAGCACAGCGCCAACTTTTGCATCATTGACAATCTTGTACGCCTCAATTGCATACTTGTTGCCGCCAGCAAGAACAATGCTTGTTCTATTTGTAAACGGCTGAATGATGTTTTGCAGGACTTCTTCTAGATTGTTGGAGTCCATGCCAACTGCTGTATATGTCTTAATGACATTTTCAATGACTGGCTTCAAAGTCATCAGAGCCTTCTCTTGCTCTGCTGTGTAGAAAGCCTGTCTGTTGCGTTCATCGATCTTCAGTGCCTGGGCATAGGCAGTGTGACCAACGGTTGCCATTGATGCACGGAACTTGATGGATGTCTCTGGATCAAGAGCTGTCAATACGCTGACTGTGCCATCAATGTCATCACGCAGATCTGCTTGCAACTTGACTGGGTCAACTTCACCGCCAGCTTCCATCTCAGCAAGACGAGTGGACAGACGATTCTGGAAATTGATTTGCAACTCATTGCCCAAAATATGAGCAGATGCTTTGTTGTAAGTTTCAGTAAACGCAGTGCCAGCACCTTGAACAACAGGCATCACGCCAGTACTCTTGGCTACATCCAATTGTTCTTTTGTTGGCGGGAAATCAACAGCGTATTTAAGACCAGCCTTCTGTGCCTCAGTGAATGCTTGTTGATTCAAGAATGAGGTCATGCGATCTAACTGGCTTCCAAGATCAGCATAGCCTTGAGCCTGTGCTTGTTGCAAGGCTGTAGACAGGCGTGGCAGATCAGCGTACTGAGCGCCTAGATTTTCGTAACGTGGTAAATCAGCCATTTATAACCCACCCTTACTTGATCTAAATAATTTGAGTCCAAGTGGCTCAACGACTTGCGTTCTAATACCACGACCACCACCCATGTAATCTAAATTCCCTGTGCTTGGCATGATGTTCGCATCGCCAGATGTTGTTGCAGATGGTGTCTTGACTTGCTGATATTGAGCGTAAGCCATACCAGCCTGACCAAACGCTTTGAACAAGCCCATGGATTCTGTGGTGTCAGCGGCAGCATACAAAGCTTGCGATTGAGCCAAGCCACCAGAAATAGCAAGTTCAGCGTTCTCTTTGCTGATCTGCATCTCTCTGCCAGCTTTCATTGCATTGACCTGCTCAACAGTCATAGGACTGCCAGTAAACGCATCAATGCCACCAGCAGCAGCTCTTGCCCGAATAGTTCCAGCCAGGCGCAATTGACGCTCAAGAATCTGATTGGCTTGCATACTGTAGTTCAAAGCATTTTGACGACCTTGCAACTCAGCTTGCTGGGCTTGGATGCGGTATGCAGAAGCCTGTGTAGATGCGCCTTGAATTGTTGATACAGCACTTGCGGCTGCTGATACTGCGGCTACTACTGCGTATGACATTATGTGCCTCCGTACACTGAGAGCTTATATTCCAACCCAAGCAGGGTCAGCTTCAAAGGCAAGTTTTGACTAATGGTAATTGCGGCATCATCAGAGTATCCAGAAATACCACCAACTGTTTTTGTTCCTGTGAACTCAGGCATTCCATTGTCCAAAATGTCTACAGTGTCCAGCGTCCTGATTGGAACCAGGTTGTCGTTGACCAGCAAATGCTGAGTCTCATACAAGATTGCATTAACCTCAATGATGCGCTTGACAAAGCCAATACGCACACCAACAGACATACGAGGCTCGACAGGAAGTGTCTTGATTGTGATGCTGAATGGCAAACCAACTTCATAACTGGTTGTGCTATCTCTGTCAATCGTGATTGATCCACCGCCACTAACAACCTCATCTGACAGCACACTGCCGTCAGCAATCACATTCAATGTCTTGCCAATGTGAGGCAGGCTAGAGATTGTCTTTGATGATGTTGTTGTTCCGACAAAGCAACAATCAGTGAATGTAGTTGTGTCAAAAATCTCAACGTAGTATTTGTCAACACTGTTGAATGTGCGTTTGACAACGACATAGATGTCTTCAATGTCAACGCCAACATCCTTGAACAATCCATCAGTTGTCAGCTTGCTTGGCGCAACGACATTTTGCTGGCGCAGAATTGAATAGTTGGCAATTGATCCATCGCCATTGAGCATCAGCAAAGCATCAGTTTCTTCTGTGCTGGTTGCCTTACGCAATGCCAACTCCAGAGGATTGTTGATCAGGTGACTGGACAGCAAGCTGATTGATGTGCTGACATACGACAATGTTGTGTCGCTGTACAAGAATTCGTTCAGTGCTTTGCCCTGGCGCTGGACATAGATCGTGCCAGACTGTAATGTCTGCACACGCATTCCCTCACGAGATCCATTACGGCTGACAGTCTTCACAAAGAAGTTGGTAGGCGTGATTGGATCAAGACCAGACTGCGGCACATAGAACTCACCGCCAGTTGTGAACACCTGCAAGTCACGACCAGAGATGATGTCGGTAATGATGTTCAAACTGTTGGTGTCCAGTGTCGCTTCAACAGCGTCATCGTCATAAGCCTGGTCAGGATTGAAGTCAAAGAATTGACCAACCTTGCTTCCCCACAATGTGGATGGACGAGACTTACTGCCACCAAAGTACAGGCGACCTTCATGGAAAGTACAAGTACGAGGCCATCCCTTGCTTGAAGACCACACATCTTCATAGCCAGATTCATATTCCCATGAGCCTGAAGCAATGGCAGATGTGCTGAAGAATGGGATCTCAGTCACAGCACTGACAACAGTAGTGCTGGTGTACGCCACAATCCTTGCACGACCTTGCGTTGTTCCATTGACATACTGACCAACACTGCCTGATGTAAACACGCCAGCAGATGCCGTCAATGTGATAGCGCCAGATGTAGCACTAGGTGTCAGTGTTGCCGATGGGTTTGTCAGAGTAACTGTGAATGCGTATTTTGGAATGCCGACAAATGAAATGTTGCTGGCTGTCCAAGTAGAGTCAGATCCACCACGAACAATCTTGATCGGGTTGATGTCTTTGTGCGTGATGATCAATGTGTCAGCAGACTGAGTCCAACACATTGTTGACAAAATAGAGCTGGTGATGCCAGAAATAGCCAGGTATGGATTACCACTGCCATTGATGTTGGTCACCAGTGCTTTGTCTTTGAACACATACATGCGCTGATTTACAAAGATCAGCATGTAGCTTTCATCAATTGAAAACTCAAAAGCAACAGAGCGAGTGCCATTGGCTGGACTGGCTGCGCTTGGAATCTCCATCAGGTACTTCAGACCACCCCTGCGACGAACACCGCCTTGAGGTTGCACAATGACATTGGTCAATGTCTCAGCGCCATTCTTGTATTGGTCAAGGTCAACCCTAGCCCTCAACAGCGGATCAAGCTCACCGCTACTGAAGTTGGTTTGCATTGAAACAATTCTGGTCATCAGTTTCTCACTTCAATCAAGCTGAAGTCTTCAAACGCCTGAGTTGTGTTTCCTTGTCCATCAATGACCATGGCTGTACGGAAATAACCACCACGGTTATTCTCAGCAGGTGAACCAACTGCCACCTGTTGCCAGTATTGAGTCTTTGAAATTTGATCTGTAATTGGGTCAGCCAAGTGCCATGCCATCATGTACTTGAGTAATTGCACAAAGTAAGACGGCATCTGTGATTCTGTTGGCTCAAACTGATAGTCAATGACGATTTGTTCAGAGTTTGTCAACAGCTTATCCCCTTGAATTACCCAGTCGGTAAAGGTGGATGCGCCAATGGCTGTGCTGTTATATGCTCGTCTAATCGCACCCAGTCGGTCAGACGGCAATTGATATTCATATTTGTATTGGTTGACAGGTGTGTTGATGGTTCGTGCCAACGTCACCTTCTTGAAACTGAAAGACCATGTGTAGGCTTGCAGTGTGGAATTCTTTACGCCAGGATACAGGCGGTCACAGGTGTTGGAAGCTGTAGTTCCCTCATTGAACGATGAGATCGACTTTGCACCCAGCATCAGCAGGGCATCAGAGCAGATACGAATATCGGTATCACCAGCAGCCATTTGTCACCTCAGATGTGAGAATGGCCTGCCACCAGTTGTCCAGTAGCAGGCCGATCCATTTGATACTGTGATTAATCAGTATCGGTTGCGGTAACGGTCACACCGTCAGTGATGTCAACCACGCCAGAAGCGTTGCTGTTCACATAAGCTGTGGACATTACAGGTGTGCCACCAGTGGCGCTGTAGCAGAAAATGATGTCACCGACTTTCAACAACGATGCAACGCTGTTGAAGTAGCCAGAGACACGAATTACTGATTGAGCGTCAGTGCTGGAGTAAGTCCAAATGGCAGGCGCATTGCCTGATTTAGACTGACCGCCTACGGCATTAAAGCCAGTTGCTGAGAAAGCCATGTTTATGCTCCTTATTCAGTGCAGGTGATTGCAACAATGCCGCCTGCGTCGATAGCAGTAGCGCCAGCACTGAACATCGAAGACACCAACCAAGAGGTTTTCTCGGGGATGTAGTTGATCTCAGAACGAATCGCCATGCTTTCAGCCATGCCGACAGCCATTTTGTGGAATGCGTACACCACACGAGTAGAACCTGAACCACCGCCAGCCAAACCGCCTTCAGAGCGATCACCGATAGTGATGAAGTTGAAACCCATGAAGCTGGTGATATCGCCTTGCACCAAAGCCTTCACGCTGTTGAAGTCGCTGCTGGTAACAGCAGTTTCAGACAACAGGCTAGACAACTGAGATGCGTGGATGACGATGGTGCGGTCTTCTGCGGGGACGTTTGCAGCATTGAGCAAACGAGCAGCGTCACGCAATTTAGCCATGTTCAAGTTTGTACCAGCACCACCAACGCTAGTAGCAACAGTCAGGGAAGTACCTGAGTTTGCCAAAGCATCAATGATCATCTGGTCAGAACGACGACCAATGGCTTTACCAACGACCTGAACCAACTCTTGACGCTCGTCAAAGTTGACTTTGGCTTGGTTGAAGATATCGCTGTATTCAGCAGCAATGTAGTCTGTCAGTGTGACTGTGGCCTGAGAGTAGGACACATTCAAAGGAGTCACATCAGTCTGAGGAACTCGGACTTGTGCAACACCAGCACCAATTTTGGGGAACTTGTGAGTAGACGCAGTAACGCCAGTGCGAAGACGGACAGTGTTACGCAGGACAGCATCAGCTTGATATGCCTGTTTAACTTCCGCATCGAACAAGGTTACAAAAGCGTTAGAAATGCTAACTGCCATTTGTTTCTCCTAGAAACGGTTGATGAAAAAAACTTATCGCCAACGGTTGTCCAGAAGAATTCTGGGCCTAGACTTGTGTGTTACCCCCACACCAGGGAGCAGACTACTGCCGTCATGGGCCTTGCGGTTGTCCATAACTCCGATTATACGCACAGATTCAATTTGTCAAGTACTTTAATTAATATAGTGGTTAACCCTAATATATGCCCTATGGTGAATGTTGGAGCAAAGCACAGCCTTACCGTGATCAAAATCAAAGTTCGCTTATGCTTCAATGAATGCCCTACGGAGCCATGTCATCGCATCGCACTGAACAGACTTACAGCCATTTCTGACCTACCACCTGGCTCTATTCTTAGCCCACCATCCCCGCTTTGGCTTGCTCGTGTAACAGGGTTATTTAAGGTTCTACCACCGACGTGCCGCATAGTTCCCGAGTCGGGAAAGAAAAAACCCTCTGGTTCCAGCTTTCCACATCGCAGCGTGACCTCTTTCGAGGCTAGAAAGCTAGAGCCAAAGGGTTCTAGGGTGTCTTGCTGCGATGCTTGACGGAATTAAGTATAGCCGAAAAAAAGCCCCTGTCAAGCAAGGGCTAAATCACTTTGTTGGAGACGTTAGCAACTGCTTGCCAACCCCTTAGTTATACATCTTCTCAAAGAGTCTTTCAACCTTGGCACGGTAAGCAGGATCTTTCTTGTACTTGGGATCAGCAACCATGGCATCCAGTTCTTCCTTGGACACACTGCCTTCAGTATCTGCCTTCAGGGTTTCCAATGGGACTCTGCCCTCGTAGGTTTCACGCAACTTAGACAGTGCTTTGATGCCCTTGGCGGTGTCTCCCCACTTGGTGAACTCCTTGAACTCGTCATCGCTCCAGATGCCCTTGTTGACCATCCCACGACCCCAAGCAGCCATGTTGGAGATGATCGCCTTGGCATTGGGGCCAAGTGCCTCTAATTCCTGCTCCATGGACTGTCTAATCGATTCCTGCTGATTGGCAGACATGGTTGAGACTTCTTTGGCAAGATCCTCAAAGGCTTGCTGGGAGATACCGTACTTCTGCGCCCATCCTGTGTAGGCTTGGGCAACAGGGTCATCCTCTGACAAACCAGCCGCTTCCAGGTTGTATTTGCCGTCTTCTGGTGGCTTGTGTGCGCCTGAACGGAACTTCTTCTCCAGCTCCACATAGGACTTGCTGATACCCTCCAAATCAGGTTCAGCCTTGTCTTTGTTCCAGAACTTCTCAGGCCAAAAGTCTGGACGCTCTAGTGGGCCATCATCTTCTTGTTGCCCCTGAACATGGGGAATGCTCTGCTCTTGGCCCTCGGTTGTCTGCTGGGCTGGCGCTTCTTCGGCTGCGGCAGCTTCTAGCAGGCCAGGGTTGTCATTTGCTTCGCTCATTGTTTCTTGCCTTTCTAATGCGGTTTTCAATATCACGGATCACGCTGTTTTGCCCCTCTCGGAATAAACCCAACGATTGATCCGCACCAGGTTGCCAGCATGGTTGTTCAAGATAGAAATCCCTTAACCATGCCAACACCATCTTTCCCTCATCAGTGGCAAATGCTCGTGCCATTTGGAGGTTTAAATCAACACCAGCCTGGTCAGGCTCGTAGGCTGGCGCTGTTTCTAAGTCTTCCCAACTCATTCAGGAACCTTCATAATTTCATCTGGATCAGCAAAAGGTGATTTGCCAGCTTCAATCCTCATTGACGCATGATCAACTGCCTTTTCAATAATTGACTTTGGCATCTTGTCAAAGAATGACTTTGACTTTGGATCTACTTTCAGCAAGTAGTTCAATTCATCTTTGGACAATGTAGGAACAATTAAAGGAATGTTGGTTTCTTTTCCATTAATGCCAACACCAATTGATATCTCAGTTGACACACCGCCACCAGGACGCTTGAGTTCACCAAAGAATCCTTTGCCTTTTGCTGACCCATCTGGTCTATTGCCATAGTCCATTACATTGCTCCTTCTGGTGCTGGCGCTGGTAAAGCACCCTGTTGCTGGGCTTGTGCTTGTTGAGCTTGCATAGCCACTTGCTGGATTTGTTGCAGTTGAGCCTTACGCTCTTGGTCATTGGATCGGACGCTGGCAGGCACACCAAGCTTGTCGGCAATGTAGTCAATAGCCGCACCTGGCTTGATAGCCAACTGACCTTCAGGGCCAAGTCCTTGGGCAATCTGCATGAACTGGATGATGTTGTTGATCTCATCCATGTTCTGCGCCATAGCCAATGGGCTGACTGGGCTGACCTTGACTTCCAAGCCATTGACACGCAAAGGCAAGTTGATGATGCCATCGTCATCCATGACTTCCAAGATCTTGGTGACCAAAGGAATCATGGTTTCATTGATCAAGCGACCAAAGGCTGAACCCAAGTTCTGAGCCAGTTCTTTCATGCGCTCGACAACCTCAGTGGCAGATCTGGCGCTCATGTTGTCTGGAGGCAACGATTCATCCAGCAATGTGCGCTTGATAGACTGCACCAAGTCATTGATCACAATCTGGCTGACGTTGAAATCACCAGCACGAGGCAAAGGCTTGAGCGCCTCACCCTGTGGGCCACCATTGCGAGCAACAGGAATGATTGCCCCAGGCGTGATCTTGATGGTTGCTGGGTTCAGTACGCCATCATCTGCCGCAGTGTAGACACCAGTGATCGCCAATGAAGCGTTTTTGAGCAACAGCTCTTTGGTCTTGTTCAGCGTCTTGATGTCGGGCAATGCCGTCAATACTGGGCCACGACCATAGATCTCACCAGCCACCTTCATGTAACGGCTGACAACCCATGGGCTTGACTTCATCTTGCGGTAGACGATCTCGCTTTTGCTCTTTTCATCAATGACGTAATAGCCAAAGTCACCACGATCAATGTTGTAGATGGTGGCTTCAATCAGATCAACATCTTCTGTTGGCTTGTCAGCAATGCGCTTTTGCAAGTCTTCTGGAAGCTTGGCATCTTTCCATTGCATCTGGATAGATTCGCCCTTGATTCGCATGGTGCGATAGACATTGTCAACCTGACCATTTGCGCCCTCTTCAAAGCTGACCAAGTACTGTGGCACAGGGATGAAGTTGATTGGAGAGACAGCGTCACCCTTTTGAACCAGCATGACAGCCGTGCCAACAGACAAGTCCAGCAAGAACTCACCCATGGCAATGTCAAAGTTGGACTGCTTCAGGACAGCAAATAGTTTGTCATTGTACAGATCCAAGGCACGTTGAGCTTCACCTCTGCGCTCCATTGGAATGTCAGTACCAGGCTCCAAGCGACACCACTTGCGCTGGGGTGGGAAGATGCCAGACTGAAGACGATTGGCAAACCGCTGGGTAGAGTTGATGGCAGTAGAGTCAAAGACTCGTGACATCTTCTTCTTGCCGCCTACTCGACCTTCGTATTCACCGCCATACAGATTGCGCTGTGGCAAGGCAAATTCCATTGCATCTTCGTACAAGCTGCGGAAGTCTTCCTTCTTGTTCTTGGCGATCTTGTGTCTTTGTAAGATCTGCTCGACACTCATTTTTGCCATATCAATCCTCGCTATCTTCAAATGGGTTTTTGCCTTTTGCGTCAGTGATAGGGCCACCTGGCTCCCATGTGTCGCAAGTGCGTGAGCTTGTGCATGGGATATCCCATTCATCACAATATCCACCAGACTCATTGGTGTCTACCCATGCTGGATCTACTTCTGGTGGCGTGACTTGCTCGTACTTCTTCATGCAGTCATCAATGAACTTTGTCTTCCAGTAGTGACCGCAATTACCACAGACCATTTCTCTGGCTGCGTTCTCACTGACATTCCACTTGGCAGACTTCATCAGCCAAAACATGACTTCTGGCATCTTTGGATTAGGTGGGCCAAGATCAGCCTGCACAATGCAAATATGATGATTCTTGATGCTCAAGCTTTTGTTCTTGAGGACTTCTGGGCATTCGCCTTTTGTAAAGTCTTCCATTATTCGTACCATTCAAGTGTTAGATATGCAGCATGTGCTACGCCATTGACATTGGTCAGTCTGAACAAATAGTTTGTCAGTGGCTTCAACACATATTCCAATGTTGCACCAGTACCGCCACCAGACTTTTTGCCAGCACCACCAGGGATAATCTGTGCATCTAGCTCAGTACCAACAGATGTGACTGTTGGATTGATGACCATGGCAATTTGACTAGGATTGCTGACAGCATAGTTGCGATTTCGGTTGATAGGCGTGAATGAAGTGCCACCAGTTGTTGATGCACCTTCATAAACATACAACTCTGCGTCACCAAGACACATGGCATCAACAGTCATATGTGGAAATACGCCAGATGGTGAAGCCAAAACAATATCTATGCTGGCATTAGCAGCCAATGGCGCTGAGTCTGGCGCAAGTTTGTACGCAAAGAAAGCTCTGCCATCGTGATTACGCTGATGATTGACATCAACCACGATCACTGGTGCATCAGCGCCAGCAATCACTTGATCGCCAGCGTTGTTTTTGTGAGTCAGAGTTACCAGCCTAGACTTGGTGTTCTCTGACTCTCGCTGAACGATGATTGCCATTTACTTCTTCTTCTTCAATGCCTCGGCTTCGCTCATGCCAATGGCAATGGCTTGCTTGCGGCTGGTGACTTTTTGACCACTGGAAGATTTGAGCTTGCCAGTAGAGTATTCCTTCATCACTTTATGCACTTTGGATTGCATTTTTGATTTCATATCGGTAGCCATTAAGCACCTCCACCCAATTTAGATTCAGATCCAACGCCAGACAAACCAGTTTCTTCGCCAGACAGCAACATACGCAATCCACCGCTGCGCTTGGCTCTGACTCGCATCTGAGCTTGTTGTGCAAGTTCACTTTGTTGCTGGGCTTGGACAGCTTCTTGCCTAGTCAAAGTTGCTTTTTGTTGTGCAATGTTTGCAGTTTGAGCTTCTTCGGCACGTTTTTGGGATTTCTTGGTATCAATAGCAGCCTTTGCTCCGACTACTGCTGACGCACCCAAGATATAGGGAAGTGCTACCGCCATTTGATTCTCCTTACGTTTTTGACATCAAGTAAAAGTCTGATTGATCGGGGCCATACCGTTTCATCATGCCTTCTATCTCAAAGCCAAGCACCATTGCCCAACGGACAGCCCTCAAGTCAGCGCATCTTACTGTTATCTGAAGCCGATGCAAGTTTCCTGCTATCACTGTGCAATCAGTGTATGCAAGAGCCGCACGAGTCATGGATTTCCCATATTTTCTAAAGCGTTCCTCGCATAGCATCCACATTTCGCCCACTCCTTCCCAGATGGAAACAGTGCCAAAAACAGCGGCAGGCTTGCCGTGTAATATCACGGTGATAGCATGACCATGGGTAGCTTGGTTCTCCAGCATGACCTCCAAAGGCACGACTCTGGAGACAGTTCCAAGTAAGGATTGGTCAATATCCATGGTCATGACATGACCAGGATTGAATGGAACCCATGTCAGCGGGGAGTTTTGTGGCAGGCTTTCAATGATCTCAAGCAAAGACATCGAAATCGGTACTTGTCAGGGTTTGGGCAATGAATGTTTGCCCAGAAGATGGGCGTGAACCTCTGGTCAATTGGCGATATTCACCGCCACCAGTCATCAAATAGCCAAAAGCGTCACCAACGTGGGAGTGTTCGTTCTTGTTTGGCGTGTCTCTGAAGCGTTCTTGCCCAGCACCGACAGCAACCCGCTTGAAATGGTAGCCGCCAGACAGGGATTTACGCAATAACTTGCAGGATTTGTTGACCAACAGCCCTGGCTTACCTGAAACCATGCGGTTCATGGGGCCAGCGGCAGCTTCCCTACGAGCTTTGAAGTCATTGGTTGCCGTTGGCTCGGCTTTCAGACCCAAAGAACGCAGGTATTCAAAGGCAGTTGTCTCATAAATGGCATCTCGTTGCATACCCGCAGGGTCACCCCAGATCCGCACATCGTATTTTGGGAACCTGGTTTGCAATTCAGCCATCAGAGTCTGACCAAAACGCTCCAAACCCATGTCAAAAGTTACAATCTCATGCAGAACACGCCACTGTCCATTGGGCATTCTTTGCCCAAAAACAGCCGCAGGTGTCAAACCAAAGTCAAGACCGACCTGAATCGGGTGATTGGGATCTGGCTCCAAGTCAGCAGACATGATGTTGTCATCGTACTCAGGCCAAACTGATTTGCCATCCTGCACAAAGGTGTATTTGCCCTCGGCATAACAGCGAATCCAGTCTAGGGTCTTGCCTGCAAGCTGTTGCAAGTAGTAGCCAGGTGGCAGATTCTTGATGTTCTCGGCTTTGGGATTGATCTTCCACCACTTGGAAGATGCAAAGATGTGATCATTGGCTTCTGGGTTTTCAGGAAGTTGATCAGATGTGACTTCGATTACACCGCCTGGTTGCTTGAAGAACTTCCATGCGTACTTTCCTGTGATGGGTTCTTTTTCTGCAAGTCGATGCCACCAATGGTCATCATCCATTGGGTTAGTGTCCATCCAAATGCCGTGCCATGTGGCTCCACCATCTCTTTTAGTAGGATAACGTCCAACTCGATGGGTAAGGCCGTCAATGACTGCCTTTGGTAATTCTTTGGCTTCGTTAACCCAAGCACCTGTGAGTTCAAGCGAAAGCAATTTACGGACATCTTTAGGCTGGTCAAGAGCCAAAAATATAACCTCACAATCAATCCCCGCTGCATCACCTCTGGGCGGTAACTTAATGTGATGCGTAATTGGTGGCGTGTGAAGTATTGGGCCATAGATGTTCTCTGGGAAAAGATCTGCCCAAGTCTTGAGCGTAGTGGTTTTGAGTTCAGGGTAGCTGTTACGCACAATGACAAACCTGCTGTACCTGATGCCATCAACTGGTGACGGTCTTTGTTGGACAGCACGGATCATCACTTTGGCAGCACAGACAAAGGACTTGCCAGAACCTACTGGCCCCATGAGTCCAGTGACAAAGGACTTGTCTTGCAGGAATTTGAAAGCTGTTGGGCTTGAACGCAGATCAATGTTCAGGTTTGACAGTACATGTTCATTGCTCATGCCGTGGCTCCACATCTTCAGGTGCTTGAATGGTCACGCCAATCACGCTAGGTTTCTGTCCATCATCTGGGGTATCCAGCAAGCCAGATGCTTTAGCCAGGATACGCAGGACTTGAACCTTGTCAAACAGTTCAATGTCAATGGTTGCATTGCCTTCTTTGTCTACACGCTGGCTGATCTTCTTGATGGATTGCAGTGCGTGTTCAGGAATCTTGGAGCTGGCTTTGACACGGACATTACCCATGTCATCCCATTCCATGATGTCGGTGATCTTGGTGTTAGCCATGGTGAGCAGGCTATACGCCACAGCTTCACGGTTGGCAACAATGGTTTGGCTGCGCTCAATGCGCTGAACGACATTACGAACACCACCCCATCCTTTTACGGAGGGGTAAGTGCCGTTAGTCTTTTTCTCGACTTTGTCTACCATCAAAAGCAGTTGGTAGTGCAGTTGTTGCCGTAGCAACAGGTTGTGCAAGTGACGTATTTGCCATTAGCGTAG